AATAGTCTTGGTACTAGTCTCCAGTTTGACATCAATTCAGGTATCTCTACCTCAATAAAATGCCATAGTGATTTACAACCGTGTTTAAAACCTTGCCAACCTGTTGTTAGCATATTTTTTAAAAAGTTCATATTTCTATCCTCTTCTTTGTTTTTCTCTTATCTTTTCGTTTTCTTCTTTTATATGTTGCATAAGCATTTCAACATATATCTCCCTCTCCCATGGTATCATATCTTCTAATTCACTTAAAGAGTATTTATGGTACTGCATTAATGCAAAATTAGTACGGTACAAACTCTCCAGGTTTTCATGCAAGAGGGTTACTGAAAAAAATCAGACGCCCCTTGTAACAATAATGTAAACTCTTTACCTGATTTAGGATTCTTATACTTAATCAGGTGTGATACAATAGGCAAACTCTCAAAATATTCTCTTATCTGTTTAAACTGCCTTGTAGTTAAATGTTCAACATACTCGTCAAGTTCTTCTTTAGATAAATCATTTGCTTCGTGTACTTCATCACCATTGTATATTTGAGCAATACAATCCCTAACTAGATTAAAAGATAAATCTAACAATGTTCTTTTGTTAGCAATCTGCATAATCGTAGGTACTTTCATTATCACACCATAGTCTTTTTCAAATTCAATCTTTGTGTCAACCTTCTTATCAAGGTTAGGTTTAACATCATCTAATTTTAATTCATAGTCAACAGAAACGGTATCGTCATCTGGACATTTCAATTTCATTTGTACAACTTCACCAACAGATTTACCTCGTATATTTAACCAAAGATATTCAAAATCATATACTGGTAACTTTGTTACATCTATTTGTGATAATGTACATTGTTGAACAATTTTAATTAGAGCATTGTTCATCTCAACTTCGCTTTTGCTCTCTACAGCCATCAATAAAACCTTTTCTTCTTTTATTAAAAATGGTCTGTATTTTACCTTTACATTATTTGATAAAGTCAAATCGTATTCAGGCACTCTCAAAAATGATAAACTCATTATTTACTCCTTATTTAATATAATAAATCACGTATGATTTTAGGGTCTGGTAGACCTTTCGGGAACACACGTCCTCCCGTTGTTCGCCCAATAGGCAAATTCTTTTTAAGTGTTTCATACACTTGACGACCTGCTCTACCTATTTCATTACCTATACCAAAAGGTAAGTTATCTAATAGATTACCTTGTATTGCTGTCGTGTTAGTTCTATATTCGTTTCTGTTTAATGTGCTGTATTCTGCTGTTGATGTTTTACCTAAAAAGTTCCATGCTGTAGTAGCATGATTTCTATATGTAAATGTAACACTAGTTTTAACAATCTGATTTTGAGAGTCATAACTCAATGGTGTAGCAGCAATTGTTTTAGGCCAAACTTCATACATTTGTACTTGATATGATGAGAAACCAGATGTGTCACCTAATGATTGTCTGATCTTATCTCTATCAGCAAGTACATCACCTGTAGGTTCAAAATTTTGTAATGCAGCGATAAACGATTTAGTTAATGGTGTAATTGTAATCATACACGGTGTAGCATAATCATCATAGTAACCTACGTTGTGAGATATAGGATCAACTATGCTGTTTTGCCATGCCTCAAAAAATACTCGTTCATCATAATTTATACTAGTATAAAATTCTAATGTGATTTCATTGAATTGTACATTTTTAGCAAATGCTCTTTTAGGACCATAATATGTTTCATTTGTATCGTCTGTGATAGTCTTATCAGGTAATGATACATTTGAACAGAATAGGTCCATTCTTAACTGCATATTCTTTTTGATTGCCGCTGACAATCTAGCACTCTTTGCCATACGAGCAGCCTGGTCTTTACCTTGTGCGTCAGCGAATATTGATGTATCGCCAAACGTTGCTGCTTTAGGACCATCAATCGTAACCATAAATTGTGTCGGTCTTGCAAACCCACCTGATTGTGTTATGCCTGATCTGAATATGTTATAAACTGAATTGTAATTAGATGTTACATTATTTACTGAAAATCGTCTATTAGTTTCGCTTACATCAAATTGTGCTTTAGATGGTGGTATACCTAATCGTATATCTAAATCACCTATCTTTTTACCTACGCTAATTATTGACATTAAATAAATCTCCTACTATCTGCATATACGGTTGCTTCACTTGCCTTCTTAAATCTTTGTACAGGTAGATAAATTGCTGTTGCAGCCTCGTCAGCATTTATTCTTAAAAAACCTGTCTGTACATATGAATACAGATATTTTTTGATTGTTGGTTTTACAATCTTAATACTTTTTACATCATCATAATTTACATCAAATTTTGTTTTACTATCAAATCTACTATCTGTTGCTGTTGCTTGCATACGTTCTAATAATCTAAATCTTAACATAGGTGGTAGATAGTGAAAGTTCATACCCATAAACCCACCTGATATTGGTTCTAATGGTAACACTAATGGGAATACATCATAATAAGGTAATGTCTTTCTGTATTTAGGATTATACCCAAATAAGTTCAATCTCCCTACACTTGGTCTACTATTAAGTTTACCTTGTCTAAAGAGTTGTCTTGCTGTAGTATTAGCAGCAATCTTGTTTACCTGCGTTCTATACCAAGTAGCAGACCTGTCTGTATCCCCAGCACGTGTTTTTATAGTGTCAAATACGCTTGCCATATTACTATTTATGTTGGTAATAAATAGATTTATGAAGAAGTTGAAGAATATAGATAAACGACCCTATCAAGGTATATTTAAACCATTGAACCCACAGAAATATAAAGGCAATGTAAACAACATTATTTATAGGTCTAGTTGGGAGAAACGTTTTATGATGTATTGTGATAAAAATAGAAGTGTGTTGGAATGGGGTAGTGAAGAAATAGCAATATCGTATCGTTCAGTAGATAATAGACCTCATAGATACTATCCTGATTTCTATATGAAAGTTAGAAAAACAGATGGTTCGTATCAAAAGTTTGTTGTAGAGATTAAACCTAAAAAACAAACACGTAAACCTAAAAAACCTTTACGTGAAACCCGTACTTATAAAAATGCGTTGATTACCTATGAGAGAAATAGAAGAAAGTGGTCAACGGCGTATGCTTGGTGTATTAAACGAAACATGAAATTTCTGATACTAACCGAAGACCACTTAAAGACGTTTTAGATTAACTTATTACTTTTCTTTATATTGAAAGTGGCGTCAATCAGTTCACCATTATCTAAAGTGTGTGTACCACCTTTATCTTTAGGTATTACAGCGTCACCGTGCCACTTCGTAGAATCAGCAATCTCGTTAAAAGGTATTTCTTTTTTAGTTCTAGTACATTTACCTTTTTGTCTTTCCCACATTTTTACTTTATCGTCATATGAAAAGTAATCATCTGGATCTTCTTGTTGTACTAAAATCTTATCAGTAAAAGCCTTGTCTTCAATTTTATCTTTTACTAATTTCTGTCTGTACACTCTAAACTCATCACCGATCTTTCTAGTTAGAGTTTTGAAGTTGTACTTTTCTGTATCACCTTGTTTAGGTGAATCGTAAGTTGTTTTTTCATCAGCAAACATCTTACCAGTTGTTTCTAACCATAAATCATAGAAGGCAGCAGGTTTATCTATTTTAACATTCTGCATTTTATAATCGTATGAAATACAAAAATAATCAAATATAGAATTACTTGATTTCTTCAAGTTAGCAGTACCGACTTTGATAGTATCAAGTACCGTGTTTAGCACTCTATTGAATTTACTATCTGTTTTACCAGGTCTTACTATTTTGTTTGCCTCACCAAGAGGTGACATGTAAACTTTATCTAAAGTCTTTTTGTCTGTAGTGTTGTAAGCAGCGTAAGCAATACACTTAGCAATAAACTCGTCTGCCTTTAAAACTATAAACTCTTTGTTCTTTACAAAGTTCTTTAAAGACTTCTCAAATGTATTTCTTTTATCTCTTACATATTGAGCAATCTTACTAGGATATGATTGTCTGATCTGTTGACCATTCAATGGCACACCATCGTTTACGTTTCTGAATAATACAGGTAAGTTAATCTTTTGTATTTCAGTATAAATCGCAAATGACAATTCTGAATTGTTGAATTTATCTAAAAGCAATTTGTTTAAAGTTTTAACTTTGTTTTTACCAGACTTAACTACTACAATACCTTTCGGTGTTTCATACTCACCACTAGGTACTATAATCTCGTTATCTGCAAAGTTTCTTAATGCGATTGATCTATTGTTACCATCAACGGATACGTATAAGTAACCTTCATCTTTTAATTGTTTAAAGTACTCAATAGAGTCATCATCAATACCAATGTCTTCGTTATATCTTAAAGCAGCGGTAATGTCAACTAAAATAAAAGGTGACGGAGCACTACCGAATAGTATTGATCTAATATATTTTGATTGTTGTTTCTTTTCCCATCTACTTACTTTGTCTGTACCGACTTGAAATGATGGATCAAGTTTGATTTTGCCTTTTTGTTTAAGTTCAGTAAACTCGGCAACACTCATTGTTTTGTTATTATATTTCATTGTTTTCCTTTCGTTTAATACACCTTCAGTATATCAGAAAACATCGCTTTTGTCAAGCGTAAAAATGGTATAAAAATGAGAACAAAACGTGAACATTTAGTAGGGTGACCCGAAGGCCACCCCATATTGAGAAAGTGAGAGAGATAGATTAAGAATCGTCTTCAGCTAGTTTACTAAAATACGACAGGTCATCGCTGTCGTTAGACGATTCGACTTTCTCTACCGAGTTGTTAGAAGACGTTGGTATGTCATTGCTGACAGGTGGGAGGTCAATATCTTCAACTGACTCGGTACTTCTTTGTCC